GTCAAGAACATCAGCCATCATTTGTTTGATTAAATCTCTGGTATCCATTTCAATTCCTTTGTTTATTATTTATTAGTTTTCGGTTGTTCTTCTTGCTGTTGCATGGCTTGAATTCCCTGCATTGCCTGCATTTGTTGTAGTTCAAGCATCGGATTTGGGGGTTCTTCAGCAATTTCTTTTTCAATATTTTCCATCTCATCATCAGTCAGACGCAAAATATTGCGCTTTATAAATTTTTGACTATAGTAAAGTCCCACATAGGGTTGAACTTGCTGTAGAAGATCCATACGATTTCTTAAACTTTCTGCGTCTTTTGCTTCTTCAAAATATTGATCTTGAGCAAACTTGAAACGAATCTGTTCTTTGATTTTATCCCAATCAGCTTCAACAATAATACCTTTCAGAATCAATTGTGTTTTCAATAAATCACGGAACAAGTCGGCAAACTTATTACGAAGGCGTCCGATGAACTTAGCAAACTTTAATTCATCACGAGTGACTTCAGCCACTCTACCAAATGAAATACCTTGTTGCGGTTCCAATCTGGAAAGAGGAACATTCAACGCTTGATACATCTTTTTCTGAAAGTAAGTAATATCATCTATTTGACCTAAGTTTTCTCCGCCAGGAAGCGTTGAAATCTCAGTGCCTTTTCCACCTTCGCGGCGAGGAAGCCAAAAGTCTTCCAACATTGACATAAACTTACGGTCATCTCGCACTTCACCGGTAGAAGAATCATAAACAATCTTGTTACGATACCGCGCCATCACATCTTTAAGATATTGCTCTGCTTTTAGTTTAGGCAGATTACCCACATCAATGTAAAAAATCCTACGCTCAGGAGCACGTGCTAGACGATAGATGACCAAAGCATCTTCCATCATCTTTAGTTGATTGACGGGTTTAATTGCCTTATGCAAGTAACCGATGACAATATTTTTGTCCAGATCAACCAAACCTGAGTGGGTGTAAGAGATTGAATCAAGCGTGATTCGAATTCCTGAACCTTGTGAAACAGTTTGACTGGTGCTTAATGCGACTGTATATTGAATACCTTTATCATTGTACAGGTAATACTCATCGATTGTTTTGATAATATCAATACCATTGGGTAACTTTTCTTTCTTGACATCTCGAATCTTTTTGATCTTTCGAGGATCAATATATCGAAGCTCTAAAATGCCTTTCTTTGCATTTGAAGTGTCAACAATTTTCTGATAATAGATCCTTCCGTCAACATACCAACGCCTAAAAATCTCATGTGCTTTTGAATTGAAGTCAAGAAGTGAAAGAATCTCTTTAAACTCGTTTTCTACTGTTTTTCTTATATTATCAGAAAGCTGTAGTTCTTCAAGATCAATTTTTACTGGAGGTTCATCTTCAACATTAGCAATAGCTTCAGACACGATATCTTCAATAGCCATATCGCACTCGGCGTACATAGCCATTTGACGATACCGTGTAATCAGCTCTGATTCTGTTTTTGAAGTTGCATCCAGATCAACATAAGTGCCATAATAACCACCCGCCGAAACGGTGGTGGCCCCATCCTCCGACACAGGGGTAACAAAGTTTTGACCCTTTGCTACCTGCTTGGGAGGACGGGTTATTTTAAAACCAAATAAGTTTAAATCCATAATTTTTTAATTATAATTAAGCTGTTATTCCACCAACGTTTGTAACTTCAAATCTCTGATACTGCCAAGTGCAAGTAAATGAACTGATTTGGTCATTAGCATCAAAACTAAGAGGCACTTCAGAAATATCAGAAGGCCAAGCCCCCACAAGTCGATATTCTCTTACAGGAATGCCTGACTTGTCAAGTTGACGAACTGTAATATCTCCAAAATAACCTGCAGGTGAGCCATCTTCATTAGCAGTTGGGGTTTTAATCTCAAGATCTTCGATATAATCATTCATCCAATTTTCAATATACTCACGAAGTTGAAAACTACTATCATTGATAATTGTTGTTGTCCATGGTGCAAATACCATATCTCCTGCTAATTTAAGCTCACGACCACGGTAGAATGCACTGGCAGTACCAATAGTTCTTCCCGGAAGAGAGGCAGCTGTGACCATGAAGTTAGACAGTTCTTCTGCACCTTGAATTTCAACCTCAAAAAGATTAGGCCTTGCACCAGCTTGAAGTGTTTCTCTGAATTGTTCAATAGCGAACGACATTTAAATTCTCCTTAAGCTGTTACTTCTGCAAAATCAACGCCTGTTTTAGTGGCGATGAAATTCAGACTGATGTAATTAATTGAACGAGCGGGTTTAACATATATATCCGCAACAAACTCATTCCGATCTATTACCTCCGGTGTATTATTAGTCGTATCGCACACAACTTTAAAGTCGGTGATACCACGGCGACCTTTAATATCACGCAGATAAGGTTCAACAATATTTCTAAACTGAGCACGTGTGAATGAATCGTTAAACTCAAACAACTGTCCTCTTGCTGCTGCTGTAATAGCTTTCTTCAGAACAATGAACAATCTGCGAACATTGATTCGGTCGAATGCGCTAGGTTTGATTTGCAATGTCTTGTCACCAAACAGAATTGTGCCATATCCGGGTGAAGAAATTACGGGATTGACACCAGCAGTGTAAAGTGTATCACGCTGTCCTTTGTTTGGATTAAATGCAAGTTTAACCACGTTACGAATCTGCCCACGATTCACACCAGCAGGTGAGAACCAAGGATCAGCAGTATAATCAGTGCGAGCACACAATCCGGCAATATCGGCGTTCAGCGGAATCCAGCGATATACATCATTGTAACGGTCATACTGATACTTCCAACCACTATCCATCACCACATAAGAAGATGAAAGATTGGTCAGATCGGTATTTCTGAAACCTGTTACATTGGTAGCTTTTACGGAATCAGCAATGTTGGGTTGAACATCTGCATATTCAGGAGAAACGAAAAGAACTACGTCATTTCTCTTGCCGTCACCGGTAAGTGAATTGATAACTGTTAGAGCGTTTGTACCATTCAGATCACCGAGAGGAACTAATGAAATGTCATAAAGTTCATCGTTCTCAAGTAATCCATATCCGGTTGCTTTTTGACCACCTGTGGGTGCATCATCTGCACCACTTCTAAATGACATAAATCCAGAAGCAACAGGTGAACTATTTGAATTGCTTAATGAGTCAAACACAATAGATGCGTTTCCACCGGGACCTGTAATGGCTGATCCCCAATTTAATGAACCACCTGATGCGCTGACAGGATGGGATCTCCATCTAATGTAATTTGATTGCTCATTAAGAACTGTACGATAGAAAATACTTCTTCCATCAGATCCAATCGCATCGCTTGCTTTTGAAAGATATTGAAACTTTTCAAGAACAGTATTCTTTGTTCCTGTGATAAATCCATCTTCATCAATAACGGCGATGTGCAATTCGTCTTTAGCTGCGGCATTACCGTAAGTTGAAGCAAAAGAAGAAACATTAGGACGAACATCAAACAATGAAGTAATGTTAGATGTTGCATTAGCCCAAGATGCATTGTCAACCACAACAACTGCCAATGAGCTTCCTAATGAACCAGGATGTTTTGCTGTTAAGAAAATATTAGCGTTTGCGGTTAATCCCAAATAAGCATCGTCATTAAGAATTTTTTCTCCGCCAACTGTAATGTTTGCACCGATCCCAGAAACGTTTGAACCTAATGTTGCATTTAAAATATTGTTTCCTGCAGCACGAACCACATACATGCGATTAGCGTAACCAAGAAAGTTTGCTGCAGTAAAGAAAGAAAGGTAAGTATTTGCATCAGGTTTTCCAAATTGGCTAACCAGCTCTACTTCACTCGTAACCAATGTGGGAACATTAACAGGTCCCCAATTAAAATCCCCTGCAAAACCCCCCGCAGAAGTGGCAACAGCAGGAACTACTGTAGTTAGATCCTTTTCTGTTGCTATAATTCCGGGTGAAAGTTGATAAGGCATCGTTATCTCCTTGAACGTTATTTATTACGAAGTTCCTTGATGGTATAAGTTATTTATAAAATCGCTCTTTTTCAGGGGAAATGTTGTCATACCAAGTTTGTTTCATCTTGTTCATATATTCATCCATGCTGCTTGTAATCCACAAATCACCGTGTACAACTTCAGCAGTAACTTTTTCAGGTATTCCCGTATTTAGCATACCAAATGGTGTCAGTTCGTCTTCAATTTGTTTCATTTGATTTTCAAACAATGCATTTCGAAGATTGACGTTAGTCAATTCTTTAAAATAAGGATCCTTGCTTGCCCAAGCGAGCAACACAAGTGTCATCACCAAGTCGTCATGGTATCCCTCATCGGCACCATAAACACCTCCACGCACTTCAATGAAGGTTGACAACTCAGAAATTATATCCTTATCAAAGATCAGTAACTTTTTTGATTCAACCAGTGTCTTTAGATTTGAACAACCGATGCGTTTGACCTGCTTAGTTGTTCG